AAACATAAGGATCAACCAATAGACATGATTACATTGGCTGATGAGTTAAAGAATCAAAAGAAGTTTGATGATGTTGGTGGGGTATACAAACTTTCAACACTGGAAGATTACCCAACCGCAACAGCAATAGCATTCCATTGCCGTAAGGTAAGAGCGTTAGCTATCAAGCGTAAGTTTATAGATAAGATGCAAGGCATTATGAACACAGCGTTTGAGGTTAATGATGACGCATCAACTCTCCTTGATGAAGCACACTCTTCCGTATTCCAATTGATGGGTGAAGTGGACAGTAATAGTAAGACAGTTGATGTCTATTCACCAGAGGATATGGCAGTGCGTGGTTATAAGAATGCGAAGGCTAGGTTTGAAGACCCAGAAGGAGAGAGTGGTTACCAGACAGGGTTCCCATTGCTTGACAGATACATGAAAAGGTTAAGGGATGTGAACTGTATCGCAGCCAGTACAGGTGTAGGTAAGACAGGCTTGTCTCTTAACATAGCCTTGAATCTTGCGGTAGAAGAAGTACCTGTACTGTATATCAATCTTGAAATGAACATTGATGAAATCATTACTCGTGTTCTTGCCATACTATCAGGTGTTGAGATTGATAAGATAGATACTGGTGACTACGGCAACACACCAGAAGAGTTCAAGCTAGTAGCTAGGTTTGCAGAGAAGCTTGAACATTCTGCCTTGTATATGACAGACAACACACCGAAGAATATCAATCATATAACTAGCTTAATACATAAGTATCATGCCAAGCATGGTATCAAGGTAGTCGTGGTTGATTACATCGGGCATATCAGGAATGACAAGCTTGCGTTTAAAGAAAACTCAAAGCGTATCAGCTTGGGTAGATACAACCAGATGCTTAAGCATATATGTACTACGCTTGGTATCAAGCTGATTGTGGTAGCTCAAATGAATAGAGATGGTGAGAAAGAACCAGAGCTATCCAACATCGGTGAGTGTTGGCAGTTAGCACAGGACGCAGACACCTTTATGATTCTCCATTATGATTGGATAAAGAATACTGATAAGGGTGGTGACGCACCAGATAAATACAAGCAGTACATTCTTAATCTTAGGAAGAATAGGAATGGGGTAGCACCGAGGAGTATACATCTCAATTATAATGAGCGTACTCAATTAATGACAGAGGGGGAAAGACCAAGTGAAAAAATCTGAAAAAAATTTTTCGGGCAAGTATGAGCAAGACGCTGATTCTGTCTTGGAAAAGAAAGGAGTAGAGCCAGAAGAACCATTGATACTAGCAACACTTGGTGATATTGCCAAGGATGTATACCAAGAATTTTTCATTGATGCTGTTGGTCAAACAGTAGCAGAGAAACAGAGGTTTGCTTTGGACAAAACATTTAAACATCTATCTATAATACAGGTAGAGAAGTGGAGGGATGGCTATAGAAAGAATGGATACGTCATGTTATATTCTCCTGTATTCCAAGAAGAATTTTATTTAGCAAGAGATGACCAAGCATTTAAGTCCCTTAAAAATAAAGGCTTGGTGGTTTATATGGAGAGCGAACTCCCAAGATTGAAAGGATTGGAGAAGGATGATATCCTGTGGGTTCACCGTGGAAAGAAGTTCGGTGGTAAAATTGTGAAGGAGGATAAGGATGAGTAAAGACGAAGAGCTTGATAGATTTCTCGACCAAGAATTTAATCCAGATAGAAACCGTAACAATAAGATAGAGGTAGATCAAGAGGGTGGTGTAGAAATGTTGGCTTATAACTTATGGATGGCCAAGAAAGCAGAAGAGTTTGGCTATGTAGGAGAGGAGGAAAACGTAGAGTATATCTTTAACCGTCAAGGTATCACTGATGATGAACGTAGTTTATTCTTTAGGATACTAGAAAATATTAAGAAAGGATTGGTGCAATTATGGAAGGAGAATTAGTAACAGATAGTAAGTTGTATAAAACTTATATTGTTAAAGAATTAAAATATCCTATACATGCTTACTGTATTCACAACGAAACTGGTATGGTTGTAGAGCAGGTATCTCAAATGAAATCTCATGCTATACGACTAGCCGAAACTGAAATGAAGTATAGAATAAAAAATGGAGAGGTCAAGGCATGATAATACCAAGCAAGATGGCAGAAATGATGTTTGCAGAAACACCATTAGATAGAGGTGAGAAAGTTGTCTTGAATAGTAATGAACAAAAGATAGCCGTCCTTATGGGTGAGCATAGGTACAAGACTAACAGAGAGATGGGAATAAAAAACAGAAAGGCAGGCTCGCAATCAGTGCATCAAACTGAAGTCGAGGGAGTTGGAGGTGAGTTGGCATTCGGGAAAGCCTTTAATCTTTATCCTGATCTATCTACTTCACCGGGTGATTATGATTTTAAAATGGTTGATACAACTATTGATGTTAAGACAACTCCTTATTTTTCTGGGAGATTGATTGTCCCTACCTACAAGAAGATATCTGACTGCGATGTTTATGTATTAGTTGTTGGAGAGATGCCAAACTATACCATTGTTGGTTGGTTACAGAGTCAACATATAATCAACGATGAACATCTTGGTGACTTAGGAACTGGCCCTATTTACTTAGCAGAACAAACAGAGCTACAAGGATTTCCTATTAATATTTATGCAAAAGAATTTCAGGGGAAACAACATGAAAGAAAAATGTAGTATATGTCATAAAGAAACTGTACCAATTGAGGTACACGGCCATACGCAATGTTGCCATTGCGGTGGTAATTACTCATCTTGTTGTCAAGGAGAACAAGCAATGCCTACTAAAGAGTCAGAAGTAAAAATGCCCACAGATACAACAGAAGCATTACGCAATTATCGTAAAAAAGAAAAGCCAAAGCAAGAACAGCATGATGCTCATGTTAAAACTTGGGAAGCACACAGGAGGAAGTTTGAGCAAGGCAAGTAGACAAAAGGGTCAGCGAGGAGAAAGGGAAGTATGCAAGCTCCTATCTGACAAACTTGGTGGCGAATACAAACGTAATCTCATGCAGACCCAAGATGGTGGCTATGATGTACTGGGTCTGGATGGGTACGCCATCGAAGTTAAATTTCAAGAGAAGTTGCAGATAGAAAAATGGTGGGAGCAAACGGTTCAGCAATCATCTGTTGAAAGGCTACCTGTTTTATTCTTCAGACGTAGCAGAGAACCTTGGCGTGTTGTTGTGCCTCATGATTATTTTTATTCAAGAAACAACATGAGCCTCCCTCCAGAAAAAAGATCAACATTATATTACTCTATCATACCAGTGGAGATTTTTATGGAGCAAGTCATTGAAGACACCAGACCTAAGACATAGACTAAAAAGACCAGACGAATGCATAGAACATTTGGGAAGAGAACTGATTAAGACAGCAACAAAAAAATCTAAAGCTTACAAATGTTGGGAGGAAATGTTAACATATATAAGTTATCTTGAAGGGAAGATGGATAGAAAGAGAAACACCATCAGACAATTAAAGGAGAAGATAGATGAGCAAAGATGGATGGAAGGAAGTAAATAATGTTGGTGAGTTCCCTGATGATGGGAGTGTTCATGATTGGTCTGTCGTTAAACATTTTAAATCTTCGGAGTTTAGCTGTAAGTGTGGCAAGTGTCATGGCAGGTACGGTGTTAACTTTGATTTAGTATTAAGGTTAGACGCACTGCGTAAATTGTTTAACGGTGTGATAAGAATCAACAGTGGATACAGATGTGATGAACACCCAGAGACATTAAAAAATCCAACGTCAAGTCATAATCATGGAGAGGCTGTAGACATAGCAGTTAAAACAAGTGCATCAAGATTCAGATTGTTACAGCTTATATTTAACAACCATTTGTTCACACGCATAGGTATCGGAGAGGACTACTTGCATCTTGATATAGATGAAGACAAGCCTCAAGACTTGATGTGGGATTACTATGCAAAGAAATAAGAATACCCACCAGCATAGGAACTTTGTTTATGTTATAGAAAAAAAGATAAACGGCAAGTGGGGATTAGAGTGGGACTTCGGGTGCTACTTAACCTACAATGTTGCCGAACAGGTTATGAAAGATTTTGAGAA